TACGTCTTGGTTATTAAGGTCGCCGTAGAGCCAAAAATATCGACGATATATCTCTGTCGCGGCGTCCTTTGTTAATGCTTTTATATCATCCCCATTAATAATCCCATCGTGGGTTAAGTCAATGCCGTGTTGCTGTTCAAATCGCAAAGATATACCAAAGTTGGTTTCACCCCCAGGGTCGGCTGGATTGTTAACATAGCCGCCCTCGTTGGCTAGAACTACTTGTATTGCGATATTGAAATCACTAGGCATATTTATATGCTTTAGGATTACCACCGTGAGTGTCTCTAAGTTCATCCCAAAGTGTGTAATGCGCTTGCATATCCGGTCGGCCTATATTATATAAATCAACATATGACATACGAAATTTATCAGGCCATTCTATAAATATTTCTGCCTGTTCTTTTGTTGGTATATCAATCCAGTTTGTCATATTAAAAATTGGGATTAATTGCTGGTGTACGTCCCATCTTCTGCATAATCTCGTTGTATCGAGGGTCCGTTTGAGGCTGCATAACTCGCATTTCAGAACGTAAGCCATTATCAACTGAAGTTCGGATTTGCTCTGCGGTAACTGGGTCTAAGAAATGACGGCCCGGTGCATAGTGATTGAAGTTATGGCTTACACCTTTATGCGGCTTGCCAAACAAGTCGTGCTCTGGTACAACCACCCATTCCCAGTTCGCTTTGTCTTTAGCATCCTCGATGCGCTGTTGTGTTGCGTTTAGTACTTTAACTGGTGCTTCTACGACTTTGCTGTTGTCAGCCATTTGATTACCTTATTCCTTGTGAGAATTTTGTACGGGATAGGAGGAGGGGTAGTACCTCCTCCATCCTCGGTAGAGCTAGTTGCCTAGCTGTTAATTTGTAACGCTGTTTTGACCTGCGCTCTGAACGCCAAAAATCCACGATTGATTCGTAATTATGGCCTTAAAAGCGAACTTATACCCAAGCTTACGGCTCTGTTGCAAGGTATCCGTCTGTCCGCCAGGAGCCGCCGCATACACACGGAGGTTCTGAAGGTCAGAAATCTGATACGCATTGCGACCGATAGCGAAAGAGAAGTACGCCTTATTCGCACGACCAGCGGTGACGCTGGTAACTGGTGCAAACCCAGGAGCGTTCGACTTAACGAAACGGAATCCAGCAAGCTGCCCGAATTCTCCACGCCAGATATTATCCGGCTTGGACAACTGGTGAGACGCCTTCCAATCGGGGTCCTGTTGAAGAACAGCATGGACCTGTGGGGCAACAACAAACACATAGTTACCATCATCATACGGACGAGCGCCTGCGTCCATCAAGTTAGCGTGGATAGCGGTCGAATCGACATAACCAAGCTTGTCAGCAGCAGTAATGGTGGTGGCCGTCTTGCCGTTAGGGAAGTATGTAGAGGTTGCCTGAGACAAGACGTTGAAGATTAAAATGTCATACGTTTCAGCCGCGTGCAAGCCGAGAACATACAACGCACGACCAACCACGTCATGCTTAGAAGTCAGTTCAGCAAGGTCGGACAAGCGCAGCACTAGGCCGTACTGTTCCGCAACTGCTGTGAACTGAGACATTGCCAAGCCGGAGGCATCGGGCATCACACCTTCAACCAACTGAGTCGGAGAAACAGTAGTAGCAAGCTTCTCCAAGCGGTTGAACTGAATGCTCTTGCTCGAATTCGACGGAATGGGGTCTTTGTCGCCAAACTGGTCAAGCACGGTCATCAAGACCGCAACTTCAAGCAGCTTTGCGCTAAAGTAAGTCTGTTGGTCGCTAGCAAGCGAACCAGCAGGGCCGGGGGTACCAGTGGCTCCGGTAATAACCGTAACAATGTCATCACCAAAACCAAGTACAATCCCGACGAGGGAAAGAAATTTATTTAACATTTATGAATCCTATTTACCCGGTTAGAAGTCTAGTCTAGCCCCTCTCGCTTCCAAGTCCTTGATAGTGGCGCGAATCCCATCAATATTCTTGAACGATGGATTCTTAGCAGCTTCTGTGGATGGTGCAAGCGTGGTTTGCTGTGCCGTGGTTCTAACCTGTTGGGTTTGAGTCTGAGTCTGAGAGGCATTCGCCTTCAGTAATTCCGGTAATTGCATCCCTTGGCCTGCAAGATGGGCAAGTTTATAAAGCCCAGGCAGACGAGAGTGGAATCTATAGTCAGATTCGGCTGTAGCGATTGCTGAAGCAAGGTCGGGATTGGCATCCATAGTCTTCTGAAAGGCAGGTGTATTGACGAACTTTGCAGCTTCCACGTTCTCGTGAGAGACGGTCTCAAGTGCCTGATTCTTCGCCAATGAATTCAAGGCGGGGGCAAAGGGCTTGAGTGTATCCATGATTAACTTCTGCTGAACCTGAGTGTAGGCTTGTGGGCCACCCTGCTTGGCAGCAGCATAAAGGTCATCTAGATACTTATTTGGATTCTGTCCGTAATCGTCTGATACTTGTGACGCAGCCTGTCCTACAGGTTGACCAGTGATAGGGTCAATTCCAGTCGTGAGAGCATATCGCTGACGCAATTGGTCAATCAAAGCATCTTTTTGATTGAGTCCTTCTTTAGCAGCTTCAGCGGTTTTATAAACAGATTTATCACCTTTAAGAAAGGGTTCAGTCTCCGTCGATTGTGTGGCGGTCTGTGTAGTCTGAGTTTGCTGAGTCTGTTGTGTTCCCTGCTGAGTTTGCACCTGTTGTACAGGAGCTACTACTTTCTGCGCTGGCTCCGCAGGAAACAGGGAGTCAAACGTAGCGTCGTCTAAGCCACCGGGGGCCTTACTTAAATCAACAATACCACCAGGGGCTACTTGGTCGAGTTCTGACATCTTCGGTCCTTGTGAGACTTGGATTTAACTACTTGTAAGCTTGTGGCTTACGAAACTTTTTGGCAGGCCATATACGCAATGTGATATAACCTTTCAATTTCTTTTGCTAAAGGTGCCTTATTACCATGTTCTAGTCGAGTAGAATTTAATTCTAATATCGCTTGATAATAAATTTTATCAAGTTGGTCAAGAGTAATAGTTCCAGTTAGCTTTTGATTAAGTGGGTCATCCCAAGTTGTATCTTGGGATGGTTCTATATCTTGAATGAACATCAGAGGAACTTCAGGAAGTTGGGTTTTCATTAGCCATCCCCACTCGCTCAATACGAGCGTCTAATTCTTTGAAAGCAGCTAATTCCTCAGCCATCGGGTCAACGTATGTCGGCTGGGACCCTTTAAAGGCGGCTTTATCAACCTGCTCTTTAAGCCAGTTGCACCAAAATATACCTGATTGAAGGAAGTCTGCTTCACGCAAATCCTTCTTCCATTGGGTGTTATTCTTGGTTTCTAGTTGAGCTTTAGTTACCCCAAGCCGCTCGATAAGGGCTACGAAGCCAGGATGGGCAACCAGGGTAGAAACTGCGTCTTGGGTGTTCTTGTCCCACCTATAAGTGGGTCTTGGAGCCTTGACTTCAACTATCTTATAAACTACCCTCGATGAAAATAACTTTTTAATCCTCTCGAACATCTTTCCTCACTTAGTCTTTATATTCATCTGCAACAGAGCCAAGTGCCCCGCCTTGTGCATCAGGCCAGGACTTTGCAATTTGGGCGTCGCCGCTGCAAGTATTGGAGGCAGCAGAATCAAAGTTACTTGCTGAATGTTGGCCAAAGTGTGCATGAACAGAGCTATCAGAACGAGGACCAGGGCTGAGATAGTTTTCACCGCTCCCTGCGGGGTCGGGTGTCACAACTGGATTATATGCTCGTGGACGGGCGATAGCTGAGTTGGCTTCATCAACTCCACTGTAGCTTTCAACAGGACCAGCATCGGCCCCGCCATAAGCACCAGCCGCAGCATCAGGCCACTTTTTCGCAACCAAATCGCTCATTCGCGTTGCACTAACTGCATTATCAAATTCAGACCATGTAGCCATTTTATTTTCCTTTATCTGTTTGCGTTGAAATTAGGTTTAGAGATTGAAGGTTCATGTTCGTAATCGTAATCACCTTTAGGCCCACTCTTTGTGCAGCCATCAGCTTCCCAACCATTAGTTGACCACTTACGAAAGTCCATTGTACCTGTGGGACCAAAAACGGGCAAAGCAATAGACACTTCACCTGATGTTTCATTGGGCTTTGCAACATCGCCAGGACGATAACTTACAGAGGCAATCTGGTCCTGTTGAGTGATAATAGGTTCAGTACCAGAGGTGCCTTCACTAGTTACTTCTTGAGAACGTTGAAATGAGTTCGCATACATTTCTGAACTTGAACTCGTAGTCATTGTATCATTCCAAAGTCTATCCATTACGTGCCACCAGTTCCTAATGAGTTAGCTCCCATATCTTGTGCAAAGGAGCGTTCTGAATCTTTTGCTTGACCGCCAGGGATTGTTCCTTCAAACTGAGACTTTCGTTGTCCACCTTCACGTCCAGGAGGACGAATTGGTTCTGTTCCCGGTTGAAAGCCGAATAATTGGTCTGCGGTGTCTGCAAGATAATTCTCAACAATATCTTGTATTGCAGCACCATGTTTAACTTGTTCAGTTGGTGCTGGTATAGATTTAGCAGGCATAAACTCCGGTTTCTTAATCTGTTCAATAGCAGCCTTTGTCTCGAACTTGAGTAGATGTTGAATCAACTCATTTTGGAACTGCGCTTCTTGCTGCTGTTGAGAAGACTGTTGCACCTGCTGGTCAGTCTTTAAGAGTCTATTAGCAAAGGGGATTTCCATGCTTCTTGCAATTTCTCTAAGAAATTCACCTTGGTTGGCATACGGACTCTGCATAGCAAGGTTGTAAAAAGCCATAAGGTTTCGCTGCTTAACGACTTTTCCTGTCGCATAGTTCGCAGCAACGAAATCGAATTCATAATTTCCGAGCAAATCTTCAAGTTTGACTCGTCCATACTTTGGAATCTCTGGGTTGGCTGAAGTAATAGAGAATTCCATTTCATCAGTACCAAATTGCTGAATCATTGATGCAACCATTTCAGACATAGGTTGCAGAATTTCTAATTCAAATCTACGAATGAAAAGCTTAAAGATGTAACCAGATTCGTTTATGACCTGTGAGATACCACTTGCAGTTCTATTTCCACCCGAACTACCTGTGCCTTGTGTATAAAAATCACTGATTCCAGACCCCATTTGAATCATGTCTTTATACAAATCAATAATCATGTAGTCGCCTTGGTTTGGAGTAAAAGAACCAAAAGGCATAATAGCTTTGTTTGGGTCGCCAACGACTCCGACTTTTCCGCCGGGGACGTTGCCCATATCTAATTGGTCGTGGTCAATGTCAACAGTTACGTCGTAAGCGAAACGACGATTGATGCCCATGTTCCAATTATCGGTAATCATGTTTGTGAAGACGTTTACACCTTCACAAAGGTCACTTACGAATTCGATTGCTCCAATGCCGTATGCATCTCCCTTGATGGGGATATATCCAAGGTGTAAAATTGGGATACGTTGGTGAGCAAAGGGATTAGGCCCGGTATATAAAAGGACAGGAGGCCCGTTGTAGACACGCCGTTTATACGCACTGTAACTGGCATTTCGATACTGATATCTCCGGTCTTTCCATCCAATAGCATCTGCATCCTCCCCAAACGTAACTTGAGTAACCGTTTTCTATGTATTGTCCCACAACTCGGCCATACGGATGATAATACCATCTTGGTCTAAATCGCGGTATTGAGACATCCTACTTGTTAGTTCTGCAATAGCTTCTGGGAAATACAACTTAGAGTTATTCGCAACCTGTCGCTTTATCTCTCCCCAAGAACATTCATAAACATGGGCAACTTGTTCACCATCAGGGTCGATTAGAAGGTCATAAATATCAATAACAGATAGTTTTGGACAAGCACGAGGGACCTGTTTGGATACTAATTGCTGCCCAATTTGAATCGGCTTCCCTGATAGCGGACTTAACATTGGAAGCATAGATGGGGTGCCGTCAGGATTCATAATGGGTTGCCCCATTTCATCCATAACAGGCTGCATTTGATACACTGGTTCTGGTCCAGTTACAGTATCAGAATTCCAATCCCAGTCAACTTTGATACCAAAATGTCCATAAATACCACAGTCACGAGTTCCGAGTTCAATCTGCTTAATCCATTGTGCTTTCTTAAGGCAGGTTAACATCACAGCTTGCATTTGCCAAGCTGACTCAGGTGTACCACCTTTTGGTCGAACTTCAATAGGTGGCTCGATACCAAAGAAAGCGTCATGTACACGAGATACAATGGCGTCTACGATTTGATGTGGGTATGGAACGAATGTATTTGAACGCGGTGTAAGGTTATCCGGATACATTCGACGGTCGCGTTGACCGATGTATTGACGGTAAAAGTAAGCCCTACGCTGGTCAAATGGTCTACGAAAATTCCGCATACGCTGAAGAGTATCAAGCGTCCATGTAACAAGGACGTTTCTATCAGTAGTTAAGCCAGTTTGAGTTTGCTGAGAAGTAGTGGTTGCACTTTGTCCGGGAGGTAGAGATTGCGCTCCCCCTTGTACCATTCCACTATTCATATCGCCCGTAAGGGTATTTGCCATTAGGACCTAGCAAGAGGAAGAATTGAATAATTAGTTGTTGCAGGAGCAAAATCAGCAGCTAATGTAATTAAGTTAATTTGGTCAATAGAGCCATCAAATTCAAAGAAATTTTCATGGAAGTTATGTAAAAAAGGTGAAGTAGCAGAAGGTGTTGGAGCTGTATGCCCTTGAGTACTACTACCTGTAGTAAATCTTATAGCTAAACTATTTGAGCTTGCTGCTGTTCCACTAACAAAGGTAAGCTTCCAAAGCCGATATTTTCCAAGTGTAATTGGACCTGAAGCTACGCCTACAGCTAATGCTCCTACAAATCCCGTTGCCTGACTTCCATCATAATCAGGGATGAAGATACCACCCATTGTAGCCATATTATTTTATTTTCCAATCTCCAACATTAATCTTATTTGTACATTCCCTACAAGGTAGAAATTTCTTTTTCATTTCGTAGAAAACACTACCAAGGAATCCAACTGCTAAAGTTGTTACTAAATCACCCTTAGAAAGGATTAAAGCTAACCAAAATCCAATACAAACTGGGCAACCTAACAGTTCTTTAATTAACTGTAGAAGCTTTACTTTCGCTTGAAGCTTGAGGCTGAGGCTGCTGTCCACTACCAAATATACTAGGTGAGCTTGCGCTAACGCGAGCAAAATAATCGTTTGCCACTCTCTCATACTCTTCCCTCACAAAGCCTTTAAGAATTTCCTTAGTTAGTTTATAGACTAGTACTGGGTATTCTTCCTGGCCAGTAATTTGCTTAACTCCCGCATTTGCAATTGGGTCTTCGTTTGCAATAACTGCATTAAATGTTAGTCCATGTCCAGTAAGAAACATTTCTGCATTTGCACAATGAGGACAATTAACTAACCCATATAAAGTAAATGCTGGAACATTCATATATATCCCTCTATAAATATATTAATTAACTAGAAGATAACTATAACACTTTGGATTTGTTACAGGTGCAACAGTTACAGAAATAGAAAAACTAGTTCCAGCAACTCGTGTAGTAACATTAGGTTCTGGTACAGCAGTTGCAGTATTACAAGTTACTCCAAGTTTAGTACCGAGAGAATCATCTTCAATAACTATAACTTGACTATTTGCAGTAATAGCAGTTGTGTTTACTGTTACTGTAGTTGCGCCTGCTGCTATAACGAAACTACCAGCTAATGCACTCCCACAAACTGCTGGGGATGCGCTAGAACTACAATTCGTTCGTGTACCATAGGGATTACCTGCCTGAGTTGCGCCCCATCCGTCCACGATTGTTCCTGCTACATCAGTATAAACTGTGCTACTCGAAACGAAGCGATTATTCCCTGCATCATGTATCTTGCAGGCTCCATTGCCTACACAGTTCCCCCCAGAACCACTACCAATAATTCCAAATGGTGCTTGAATAAGTACATTGGACATCGAAAGTTCTGCGCCATTTGAATAAAAGATGCCAGTGTTACCAGCGGATGTATTTATTATCTCTGTATTGGTAAGATTGACCTTAGATGTACACGCACCACCAGCAAACGGGCAGATATTTAATTGTGCGGCTCCTAGACTTGAAGTAGTCGCATAAGGGATAGCATCATTTGCGGAATTGAAAATGACTGATGATGCACCAGCCCCACCAGCACCAATGACAACTGCCGAACCGGAATACGCCGAAACCGTACCAAAAGTGAAACCATATAGTCCATTTGAGGAACTAATTACGCCACTATCTATTACAACACACGTACGGCAAACGGCAACCCAAAAATTAACCAATCCAATATTAGTTGTACCACCAGCACCAGGATGAAGATAAACACCAACCGAGCCTGCTGCTTCCACAATAGAATTGGAAATCGTTCCGCCGGAAATCCCTTGATTGATTCCATCACCCACGTTTAGCCCTGTAAGTGACGCAGCTTGTATTTGCCCGCTGCCTTGATTCGCCCCGAATCCAAAGATATAAACACTATCTACTTGAAAGTTGACCCCAGGGGCAAAGCCAGAAAGGAATACTAAGCTCTTACCATTAAATCCCGCTCCTGGTGCGCTGTTACCAAGTCCATGAAGTTGGAAACCTTTTAGGTACATGTTCGGCGCAGACGCATAACATCCAATCTGGTGCCCCGATGGTCCTCCAGTACATTTTGTAGGGTCAAGGCTAGGAGCGATAATCACTACCGTTTCGTTTGGTCCTTGCCCTTGAACGGAGAACCCGCGTCGTGTATTTGTTACAGAATTGGATGTTCCACATCCCCCAACAGCAGGAAAAGTATTCCATTCCGGTTGTTCAAACCACAAATTACCAGCAGGCATAACCAATGGTAAACAAGACGTAGCAGCAGCAGTCCATGCAGCAAACATAGGGTCATTAGCTACAGTTTGTGTTGAGGCTGCTGGTGCTGTATCTCTATCTCCCCATGCACAAAAGCCAGAAGCAGTAGTTGAGGCTGTTGCATTCCCTACAGTATGAATTTGTGTGGCACTATCTATAGATTGGATAGTAGTTTGAGCTAAAATAACAACAGAAGTTGCTTGTGACGTATCATTTGTTGCATTTGTACAAAAAATCTGCTGTCCAACTCTAGCTATAGGACGGCCTAAATAATCAGTTCCCGTAAAATTACAGTCTGCACATGTAATAATATTATTAGCATTAGTTAATGTAGGAATAGCTGTAATATGAGTATTGGCTCTAACACCATAGGCCGACGGGTCAATTACATTATTAGGATAGCCATCTGGCACAAAGAAATTAGCCCCACCATCAAGAGGAGCTACACATTTAAAAATAGTAAATGGTGGTACATTTAATTGAACAACTGTTAAACCTGCCGTACAAGGTAAAGCACTAGATAAAGAAGAAACAGGAGTTACACCACCGCCAATTGAAGCAACCACTCCATTTACAATACCATGAAAACTATTGGATGTGGTATCGTACCACATTGCACCATTAGCTGGACTATTACTACGTCCTGTAATTGGGTCAGTACGTGGTCGGAACTGCAACACATCTACATCAATTTCATCTTGTCTAAAAGTTGGCATTAATTAACGTCTCGTTCAATCGAGACCTCTGGGCGCTTAAAGAGAGTTGTCTTATCAATTTCTCCGCGCTTTTCTGCTTCAATTAGTTTATGAACTGAATACTCTAACATTTCTACTGTTTCCTGACGCCTATCAGGAGGGGTATTTGCTAAGAGTCCCATAAATGAAACCATAGTACACTGTTTACATTTGAAAACAGGTGGAATTGGCTTGCCAAACTTATTCTTTTGGCCATAACTCCATTGATGTATACCACAAGTTAATAGAACCTTATTCGGGTCTAACGCTTCACTCGCTAGTCTTTCTGCGTCGCGTTTTGAGAAAAGGCTCATTGTTTCCTTAAAAGTTCCCCGGAGAGAGGGTAGCACGCATTGTGCTAGGACGAAGGAGGGAGTTCGTCATCCGGGGAAGACCGTTGATTAATAGAATTCTTAATTCGCCGCGCTTCTTTTTCGAATTGCAAGCTTTGAAACTGGTTGATAAACATTCTTACTCGATACCCAGTTAATCCCGCAAGTACTAACGGCCAATCAAGTGCCACAAGCACTAAGGTCACTAACACCGAAGGTAAGAGTATCCCTAATGCAACTCCCAACTCAGGACCCATTTTGGAGGAGAGGCTACGTATAATTTCATTGCCTTCAACGTTAGGACCATAACTTAAAAGGCGCTTTCTGGTTATCCATGCGTCAAAGCAACAAAGACTAAAATATAAAAATGGAAGTAATAGTAACATTAGGATTTATATTGTGTTCGGTTAAAGGTACGTATTCTATGACAGATTGCACATACAACATCACACTTAGCAATCTCTTCCTTAACTACTTCTAATGTTCTAAGATGGTTAAAACACAAATCAAATTTCTTTTCAAATCCTGGTAAATGGTCAAAGTCCATACAATAGGGCGGAAACTTTTGTTTACAATCTATACAAGGTTTATTCTTTTGTTCAATAAACCATTCTTTACGTCGTCTCCTTAAGATTCTACTTGTAAACTTATGTCCACATTTATCAGAACAATATTCAGCATCAAATCTACGGTTAGTTATTTCTTTACTACATTCTTTACAATTCATATACTCTCCTCGAAAGAGTATATTAAGGGGTGTTCGAGGCACCCCTTAATAAATTTGGCCGTTACGTGCTAATTATTATAGGCTCAAGATTAAGTCCGAAACGGCTCCGAAGTGGGCTTAATCTCTTTAATTAGCCGATTTGAGCTACTTCAATTTGTAGCAAGCCGCCTACCAAAGCGGTTGGGGCTGCACTCAAGAAGTATGCGATAGAATCACCAGCGTTTAACACAAGAGGATTCCCGGCGGCAACCGAAAGAGCAAGGTTCTGTCTAGTGTTGGCTGTAAAACCAGAAAGGGTTGCTGTAGCCCCAGTCAAGAGAATAATAGTGGTTCCGTTAGCCGCAGCAGGTGCTACCGAATCACCGATGATTCTTTCAACTGAAAGGACTCCCGCTGAAGCAGCAGTAGTACAGTTATAGCGAATAGCTACAATCTGGCATTGCCAAGGTGCCTGGAAGAGATATGCAGTTAATGAAGAAGCTGCAACTAGTGGAATCGAAAAGATGTGCCGACTAGTAGGTTTGAAGTTGTTACTGACCAGAGTTGCGTTGGAAGCCAACGTCCCCTGTTCATTAACCTGGGAAAGCGGACCCAGGACCGGGTTTTCATTTCTAAATAACATTTAGTGTATTCTCCTTTTCTTTATTCTCAATTAGGAGAATTAGTTATCAAAATAAACGTCAAATAGAAATGAGATTGTACCTGCGCCTGGGGCACCAACAACAGTGATTACACACCCCTTGTTAGTGATAGAAGAAACGCCCACAATTGCACCAACCTGAGTTGAGGTATCAGCAACACCTGCGAAGTTTAGGGCCGAGCGAGCCGCTCGAACAGCAGCAACCCTACGACCAAGCGTCACAGAACCCGTAGCAGAGAAGTTCGTTTCCGCAACTGACGGACCAGCATTCGTCACCTGAACAGCAGACGTAAACACAGCCGTAATCACGAAAGAGCCATTATTCGCAGCAGTAGAGAAACCTGCCACAACCAAAGTCTGCCCAACTCGAAGTTGTCCAAATGAACCAACACCGGAGTAAATAGACTGGTTAGCTACACCACCAATAGTTGCACCAGCAGTAACAGACTGAAGTGGCAAGAGAACCTGATACTGCCCAAGAGATTGAGTACCGTCAATAAAGTTGAGAGTAAAAGACAAAGAACCGTCTGTAGTAGAGGTACCAATACCAGTGATAACGCTTCCACCAGGACCGCCAGTGCCCTGGTTATAAATCTGACCCTGAGCGACGTTAGTAGCCGGACCACCGATGTATCCGTTACCAGCCGCGTTCATATTAATTACTGTATTTGCCATTGTATATTATTCCTTTAGATTGTAGTTCTATACTCGATTGCATGTCCGCAGTTACTGCATACGGATACAATCAGAATTTCTTTTGTTGCTTCCACCGCA